TACAACCACCCGACCAATGATGTTGTTGGCCGAACCCACAACACGCCCTGAGAAGACGTATCGGTAGGTACTACGGTTGAACGGCGTTACTTCAGCCCTGAAGTACCCAGTCTTGTCGTACAGAATCGACATACGACGAAGCTGGAGACGCCCTTCACCAACCACGTTCTGCCCACCACCTTGGGCTTCCTCGCGAACAGCCAATGGTGAGAACTTGTATCGGAACACGTATGGAGTACCGATGTAAAACGGTTGGTTCCTCCAGTCACCCTTCAGAACCACTGTCGTGTGTCTCGAAGAGTTCTCTAGCGTGAAGTTATCTACCACAATACCAGCCGGTCGATTTCCACCAGGAGCAGTGACAACCTGTATCCCCTTCGGATCGGTAGATGACAGTCGGTACGGTAGCACAACACGTGTCACGCCGTCATCCTCAAGGTTAGGATCGCCTGGGTCGAAGCTTACCGAAATAACTTGATTCTCGGTGATCTTCTGATCAAGATGCACCAAAATATCCCAGTTGTCCTCAGTCTTTCCTGGTTCAAGATCAAGTACCTCGATGTGGATACCGTCCGGTCGTTGAACCACAAGGTACAATGCAGACTCGATGAAGTCGGCGTTCAGGATCCTACAATCTGGTGCAAACTCCCAATGCGACCACGACGCCTGCATCTTCTCGTTCTCAGACCAATAATACTTGTAGACGAAGATCTTGTTAGGTGCTTTATCGGAGAGAAGACACAAGCAGTCTTCGGTTCCGCTTACGGTTATCTTGAAGACATCTCCAGGTATGTACCGAGGTACGTGCCCGGTAATCTCGTTGGCGTCTAGAGTCTCCGTATCACTATCGACGTAATATTCCTTTACCCCTGTGAATTTACCACGATTCACCGTGAAGTATATGTGACTTCCTGCACCGACAGGTTTAGCCTTCAGGGAACACTCGAACTCCGTAGTCTGGTCGATAGACACAGTGTTCGGAGTCAGGACATCGGTCTTCGCAAGTTGAAACTGTGTCTGGTCTGAGAACAGCAATAGCGTCTCTGCGAACGGAACAGCGTGGCGCAGTAGTGAGACCTTCACGTGAGACACGCCCACGTCGATAGGATCATCGTCAAGGACGTCAGTAGCCGTTCCTCGGAAGAAGTTGAAGAAATCACCCGTGCGTGATAAGATCACGTTCTCGTCCGCGATGAAACCAAGACGGTTCCGGTGAAAGAAGATGTCACTAATCCGTCTCCCTACGAACGATGGCGCAGGGTTACTTTCTAGGTCACCAACCTTACGTGGTTCGTAGTTGAGTGGCTCGAAGATGAACGAACCATCAGCCTGGCGGATCAACGCATGAGGCATCGTACTAGCATCGAGCTTGTACTGTTCGCCTCCCTTGATAGTCTCCTTCCACACGCCCCCGTTAGTAGCGTTCCCACCTGTTTCGTACTTGACGTAGTATTTGTCGAAGCCCGATGTCTGGTCACCAGCTATCTCAACTGTGTAACCATTGACACACCGTGCCGGAAGCGAAGAGAAACGCTGCACCCTGCGGCCAATTATATCGATCCCGTTGTCACCTAGAGAGTCGGTGTGACTGAATGAGAACGGGGCACCATCATGCCGGTAGATGTGGATGATGGAACCGTGTTGATTTACCGACCACTGGTTTCCCAAGCCAGCCACCAGTTGTGTGTAGAGTCTGTGACTAATATTGTCGGTCGTAACAAGATGGGCGTGGGAAGGGTCACTCCCTGGCGGTACTGTGTAGTGTGCCGTTACACCACCAACAGTGACCGTGTAGTTTGCCCCGTATGCCCCCTGTTTCACCCAGATGATACACTCGTATGGTCGTTCTGGAATGATTTCGTCGAGAGCCTTTACGACGACTTTGGTGTTGAGTACGAAGGTATAATCGGCCACCGTCACACAACGAAAGTCCTCACGAGGGTTGGAGGAACTAAGGTACGCTTGAGAATTCCCACGGTAATTGACCGTCTTCTCGTTGCCTTCCAAATCGAACACTCTTAGTGAGCCATTCTGGATCACCACGATGTACTTCTCGTTACCATCACGGTTGATCGTGTGGAGATAGGCAGTGCCACTGATGTTGTTTGGGAGACGTTTGATGAAGCGAGTACCAGGGCGCTTGCGCAACCCATCGACAACGGACGAATAGCCGTTGACCTGCTCTTCAGCCTGAGATGCTAATCGCAATGCATACGGTTGTTGGCTGATCCCGTTCACCAAGTTCGGGATCGTGGAGGATATAATGGTCATATCAGCGACTCAGTACCCGTGCGACCGAATAGTTGTCGGTCAAGATGTTGTAATCAGCCGTATCCGCCTCCATCTCTTGAAGGGCAACAAGCGCCCTCACTTCGTCGTTCTTTGAGAAGGACGATAGGAGATCGGATCCGACCACCCGTTCTTGGAAGATACGTGCAGCGCGAATGGTGATATACTCACGAGCTACCTCTGGGAGTTCATCGAATGGTAGCAGGATTACAACGTCTGTCCGAATCGGCTTGTCGAACTTGAATGTGTGGTTACGTCGATCGTAGAGACGCTTGCCGCGAAGTACCACGTCGATGTTTTGGGACTCATCAACAGTATCCGCCCGAAGAACAGTAGGTGGCAAGGTAATGAAACCTTCTGAATCAGGAGTCAGTAAGAAACCCTTCTCGGTGTTGAAGTGCCACCCACGAGACTGTACCTCGCGAGAAGTCGATCGGAGAATTTGACGGGCGATGACAGCATCCACTATCCCGTTGTCCTCAACGGTATTCACCGGAGCTTCCCCGATTGTGGATAGCATCGTGTTGATAGCTTCTAGTTCAGTCGTTGGTGATAGCATGGGAACCTCGAAAAGACGAAAAAAAAGGGGAGGCCACGAGGACAAACCTCATGACCCCCCCTTTACAGGCGAGATAGAGACTTACGGAATCGCGATTTCAACCGCTGCTTCAGGTCGCAAGACACCATGACCTACAGCGTACTTGGCGACCATCAGGTAACCTTGACGGTTGATCTGATATTCGCCTTCCATGGCAAGATCCAACAACTTGACGGTACCGACAGCAGACGGGTGCATCACCAGTCCTACAGTCTTACTGTAGTCACCGGCATACTTGTCGTTAGTACCCGCATCGACCGTACCTGGTGCAACAGTTGTGCCAGGAAGGTTGTTGGTCTTGACGATGGTGATACCAGCAACACGAATGACGTTACCCTGTGCATACGAACCTTCACCACCCCAATCGCGGTTCAGCACCTTTGTAGAACGTGCCAACGCATAGAACTGTGCCGGGCGAACGAACAAGTAACGCTGATCCGCTGGAACATACTTCTCGTCAAGAACTTGGGCAGCAGAGAACATCGCTTCGGCCAGGGCATCACCATTGTTGGCATCGTTCGCTGAACTTAGAGTGATGGTCGTGCCACCATACTGGTCTGGGTCGTCGATGGTCTTGGGAGTACGGGCTGCCTGAACACCAACTTGCAGAATGTGCTTGTCCATGGTGTTCGCCAGCTTCGCACCGAGTTCCTTAGAATACACCGAGCGAACGTCGTAGTGGTTCTTCGCTTCGTCGATGTTAGCGATGAATGCCGGGGCGATCAGCAGGTCATCGATAGTAATCACACGCTCAGCGTGTTTGATTTGACCACCGGCAATGAACTCACCAGGTTTGTGGTAATAAGCCGATCCACGTCCCATGACCGGGAATGAAGCCGACTTACCGTGTTTGATGGTACGCACCATGTGCTTGTCCATCATCACGTTGGTCTTCTCGAAGCTGGTAAGAACTTCACCAGCGAAGACCTTCAGGAACAGTGCATCAACATCACCTGCACCGTTGATTTGACCAAGACGCGAAACAATAGCATTAGCCATACTTTACCTCATGAATGGTTGAAAGAAGTGACGAATCGCTCCCATCAGCCATTCACGCGCTTCACACAAAGTTGTCCCCGCAGGGGCTTGGCTCTGCGGCGAATAGACTATGGTTGCAACCACCGGCTTTGCTGCCAGTGTGGTTGTGAGAAGAGAGAAAAAGACTGGCACGGTAGGGAAGGGGGCAACCCTACCGCACCAGAAGAGGAGGCAACCACAGGAGAGATAAGGAG